TAATATGCACTCTTTAGCTGAGGACTATATCTTAGGTAAAGAAGTTATTACTCCAAATTCAGAACCTTTAAAAACTATGTTTAGTAAATTTAAAAAGTTCTGGGATAAGAAAAAAATCGAGATCATTGAAACGGAAAAGACATTTTACTCAAAAGAGCTGGATGTCTGCGGTACGTTAGATGCACTTGTTAAGTATAAAGGACAGGTTGGTATATTAGATTTTAAAACATCTAAGGATTTTTACCCTGATATGGCAATCCAAATTCATACTTATAAAAAATTAGTAGAGGATTCTACTAATCTTAAAGTTCAATTTTTAGCAGTAATTAATATTCCAAAAGAACCTGTTAAAGATGTTGAGATGAGAGTGTTTCAAGTAAAGCCTAAATATCTAAAAGGTTTTAAGGCTTGTAAATACTTAATGAATCTTGATGAGGACTTTAAGCAAAGAAACCTAGAGTACAATAAACAAAGGAGCAACTAATGTATAAGAAAAGCAACTTTGATTTACCTTTTTGTGGCCTGAGCATGAAGCTCTACCCTACAGGTAAAAAAGCACCAAGCTATGAATACTCAGGAGAAGCAAGTAAAGTAAAATTTACTTGCAGCTTGACCAAAAGAAAATATAGCCTGTCTCAGGTTAATGAATGGTTTATGACTCCTGAAGTTCAAAGATACCATAATGCAGGTTATGTCTTAAAATATATGACTAAGACTCAGGATATAACAAATCCTCAGCCATATAGTAAAGGCGACCTGGAGCAGGTATTTTGTTTGGTAATGGTTAAAAAATCATTTAGACAAACAGCTAATGTTGATGGAATGAAACCTGTGGCCCAAGCCATCCCACAGGTACAAGTTCAAACACAAACAGCTGAGGAATCTTTAGATGATGATTTGGAAGCACCATTTTAACAAATATAAACAAAAGCTAAGTGTGTGGTCGCTATATAATCGAGAATATATAGTCGGCTTCATACTTGGCTTTATATTGGGAGCAATAATTTTATGAAAATACAATTAGAGTTAGATTACAATGCACACAATTATACAGATACAAGTAAAGCAGCATGGTCTAATAAAAAAGATAAACTGACAAAAAGAGAACAAGTTTATGAGTATATTAAATCAGCAGCTTCAACTAATTATCAAATATCAGATGAGTTGGAGATGCCATTGTCTAGTGTTTGTGCAAGATGCAGGGAGCTGCAAGTTCTTGGACTTATAGAAGATAGTGGTCAAAGGAGAAAAACACCATTTGGTAAAACAGCGATTGTATGGCAAGAAAAAGACCAACATTAGAGGAGAAAAGGTGGATGAGTAAAGTTGCATCTTATGGCTGTGTTGCCTGCTTGCAAGACGGAATACAAGTACCAGCAGAGATACATCACATCAGAAAGCACACAGGAATGGGCCTGAGACCTTCACATTTTAACATCATCGGTTTATGCAGCCGACACCATAGGACAGGTAAAATATCAGTTCATTTAGGTAAAAAAGCATTTATTGAGAAATATGGAACTGAACAACAATTAGAAAAAAACATGAGAGAGAGGATAGAGGAATGGGAAATAATTCAAGCGGATATTTTTTAGTATGGAGAAAGATTTGGAAATCACCTGTATTTAAAAATTTGAAACAATGTGCAATTTGGATTTATATGATAAGTCAAGCAACACATAGGGATAAGACGTTAAATTTTTTAGATAATAAGATATTTGTAAAAAAAGCAGAGCTGATTTTCCCTTTAAGAAAAAATGCTGAGATTTGGGGTATTACATATTCTGAAATGCGGACATTTATAAAAAGGTTAAAGAATCGTAAGATGATCAATGTAAGAATACACCACCTTTTACCCACCGCTAACCACCCTAGCAGAAAAGTAAGTATAATTGAGTGCTTAAATTATGACAAATATCAGTACCTGGAGGAGCAGCAACCACCTCAACACCAGCTCTCGCCTGATACTAATACACTAGATACTAAAAAATCTATTAGTATAGGGTCAACCAAAGATGTGAATAGTGGGTATAAAACTATAGGAGAATGGGGTCATTATACAATATTGGAAAAAGATGGTAAAAAGTACCAAAAGCATAAATTTAAAAAAGAGCCAATAGTTGAATATGAAGGCAATACTTAGAATATTTAGATTCGCCAGAAAAAGATTGATTAAGCTTTCAATAGAAAATAAAATGCTGAAAACCCAGCTTGAATACTATAGAGCTATAATTGAATCAAATACACATAAGAAACATTAATGGCAAAAAAAAAGTCAAAATTTAGACACATTTCAATAAATAAGAAAAAGTTTTATTTTTATGAAATTAAGTGGTGGGATATTTTAGGTGATAGTGGCCACGCTAGCTCAAAAGAGTTTGATAGTATGAAACCAGCTCTTATGACAACAACAGGTTATGTTTACTCAAAAGACAAAAAACATTTAAAAACTTTTGCAAGTTATGATGATAATGAAGAAAGTTTTAGTGATAGAAATGTATTTCCTATTGGTTGCATAAAAGAGTTAAAAAAGATAGAAATATAAATTATGGAATCTGACATAAATAAGACAAAAATTAAGAAACAATTAGGCAGACCTACAAAAGACATAGATCAAAAAGTTCTCGCTAATCTTAGCCAAATAGGATGCACCCAGGAAGAATTAGGCAGCATCTTAGGTGTGTCAGCTAGAACTTTGCAGCGTAGATTTGCCGATTTAATTGAGGTCAATAAAAATAAAGGTAAAGCTAGTTTAAGAAAGAAAATGTATGAGAAAGCTATGAAAGGTAATGACAAGCTGCTTATCTGGTTAAGTAAAAATTACCTTAACATGGTTGATAAAGTACATACCACATCTATTACAGAACCATTGCCATTAATTATTGAAGCTAAAGCTGAAGATGTTACAGAGATAAATGGCAAAGAAAAAAGGTAATGTTTATGGACAAGTAGTTGTCTATGAGAAAACTTACAAAGGAACGTCTATCGGAAGGCGGCCTAACACAAGCTCAATGAACAAAAACCGCAGACGTAATTTCAAAAAATACCGAGGCCAGGGTAGATGAAAAGATCAAACTTTTATCCTAATGGAGAGTTTATACCACATAAGATGCCACAAGATTTTAGACTAGCAGCTAGAGGACAGGGCAGCTGCGGTTCTTGTGGGTTGTTTTCAAGAAGGCATGGATTTTGTTTTATGTATAAAACAAGAGGTGTAAAAGACACTTATGTTTGCAATAAGTGGAGACCCAGGACTTTAAGATAATGGAATTGATCATTATGAATGATGGAGCTTACTCTCTTGTTCAAGTGACAAAAGAAATGTTAAGTCATATCCATATTGTTTCTGATGTTGACTGCTTTTCTTTATGTGAAATTCTTAGACTAGAACTGACAGAATATTTAGACACACCAATCAATCTACACATGATGAAAGATGGTTCTGGTTATTTTTATGGGTGCATTTGTAGATAATAAATGATATTTAGTTTAAATGGCTAAATACAAAGGTAGATCAGTAAAACTCAACAAAATTATGCGAGGAGACGTAAAGAAATTTAAAGTCTTTGTTCGTAACAGAAGGACAGGTAGAGTACAGAAAGTAAATTTTGGTTCTAAAACAATGAGTATTAAAAAGCATATACCAGCTAGAAAACGTAGCTTTATGGCTAGAATGGGTGGTGTACTCAAAAAAGTTCGTGGCCAAAAATCGCTTTCACCTGCATATTGGTCGCTTAGGAGCTGGAGATGAAAAAAGATAATGACACAATAAAAGTAAGCTCAGAATCAAAGCTGCAATTACCACTTGCTAATTTAATTGGGATTATTCTTGTAGTTAGTGGAGCTGTCTTTGGATACGCAAATTTGACTGGGAGGATTAGCTCACTAGAGACAGCTGATACCTTATTCCAGGCTGATCTACTAAAGAAAGCTGAACAAGAACCTAAGAACCTGGAGATGTATATGTTAATAGAACACTTAGCATCTCAAATAGAATCAATAGAAAAAGAGATTGAAGCTAGTAGATACAACAAAGTCAATATAGATCATTTAAAAGAGCAAGTAGATAATATAAATAAACAAATAGAAAAATTAAGAAATGGTAGTCACTAATGGAAACAATTATAGCTTTATTGATGTTTGTAGGAGTAGATCAAAAACTTGTTGAGATGACTTGGACTCCATCTATTAGTAAATGTTTAGAAAAGAAAAGAATAGCAACTAGAAACAGCAATGCAGTTTATATGTGTTCTAAAGTAAAAGCTGAGTTAGATGCAGATAACAAAATATTAAGGATAGAAAAATTAAAATAATTTATGAGTTTTAAAAATGATAGATTGGTTATTAACGAAGATAGAAAAAGTATCAAGGTCAATATTCCATTGGACATGGAGAGTACAGGTACACAGAAAATATTACAGAAAGAAAAAATAAATGGAATACTTATTAACTATGATTATGTGTGCTTACATAGAGGGCAAAACAACCTGTATGCCACCAATGAGGGTAAACCAAACATATCCTGATGGTTACAGTTGTATGCTTGATGGTTATACAAAAAGCTATGATAAAATTATTGAACTAGGTAGAGAGGATGTTAATAAATTTAATATCTACATAAAATTTGGCTGCCATGAAGATAACTCTAACAAAACCACAACATCTTATATCATCATCAAATAAAAGATTTAGAGTCCTCATATCAGGCAGAAGATTTGGAAAAACATATCTTGCTATAACAGAGATGATGAAATATGCAGCAAGACCAAATCAAAAAATTTGGTATGTAGCACCAACACTTAAAATGGCCAAGGATATATGTTGGTCAAATCTTAAAGAAGTATTAAGTCAATTTCATTGGATAGAAGATATTAACGAAACAACCTTAACTATTACAATAAGAAAGACAGGCAGCACAATTAGTTTAAAAACTGCTGATATGCCAGACTCTTTAAGAGGAACTGGACTTAACTTTCTTATACTAGACGAATTTTCCGATATAGATAAAAGAACTTGGTTTGAAGTATTAAGAGCTTCTGTAGCTGACACTCTTGGAGCTGTATTAATGTGTGGATCGCCAAAAGGATATGGAAACTGGAGTTATGAAATGTTTATAAAAGGTAAAACTGATCCTGAGTGGGATAGTTTTCAGTTTACTACTTTAGATGGTGGAATGGTTACAAAGAAAGAAATAGAGCAAGCTAAACAAGACCTGGACATCAGAACATTTAGACAAGAATTTGAAGGTACTTTTGAAAACTATGCTGGAGCTGTTTATTATAATTTTCATCCAGTTGAGTCTGTTGTAAATAAAAAGATAGATTGGACAAAGCCTTTACATATTGGAATGGATTTTAACGTTGATCCTATGTCAGCCTGCGTGGCCCAGATAGAAAAAGATAAGGTATATCTATTAGATGAGATAGTAATTTATTCAAGTAATACTGATGAAATGTGCCAAGAGATTAAAGATAGATATGGAACTAAAATTAAAATATTTATATATCCTGATCCTGCATCAAGACAAAGAAAGACAAGTGCTGGAGGTAAAACAGATTTATCTATTTTACAAAACGCAGGATTCCAGGTTAAAGTAAAACATAGACATCCAGCAGTTAGAGATAGAATTAATGCTGTGAACTCAAAGCTGAAAGACTCAAATGGCAACAGATATATTTTCATTAGCAATTCTTGCAAATATCTTATAAAAGGATTACAAAGACAAACATACAAGGAAGATACAAATATTCCTGATAAAGAGGATGGGTTTGATCACATGAATGATGCTTTAGGCTATATGATTGATTATATAAAACCTTTAGTAGCACAAATGCCTAGTTCTCTACCAACAAGATGGAATATAAAAGGAAATTATGGCATACACAAGAGACGAGGCACTAGATACTCATAAAGATTATGACGAAACAGTAAACCTTTGGGAGTATTACATTAGAAGTTATAATGGTGGCTATGATTACACTTTAGGTCAATATTTAAACAGATATAATCTTGAATTAGATAACGAGTTTAATCAAAGACTTTCCAATACTCCT